GAGCCTTGCTTGCTGCAAGAATATCAGCTGCTGCTTCCATTAATTTATTTGATGCCATTAGGAATCTCCTTATGATTTTCTATTTATAAAAATTAAAGTTTTCGTAAAAAGTTTTCAAATAATTTTAGCGCAACTTGTTCAATTTGTTGTGATGATGCTTGTTTGATTTGTTTTTTAGCAAAATCAAAGTCTGCTTCAACGAATTTTCCATCAACAAACATCCACTCTTTGTTTTCCATAATACCTTGAACAAAGGCACCTGGTGCAGAAGGATCTGCAACAATATCAGCAGCAGTTGCTAATTTCAAGTCATCTTGCACTAAACTATAACCTTCTTTTGTCTGAATAACTGAACCTAAAGCTCTTGAAGAAACTCCCAAACTTACATCATTTTCGATAAGATTTTTGGCAATTTGGCCATATGGAGTTTCGAGAATTAGCGCTCTACCATAAAATGTGTTTCCATCTTCAGTAAGAGAAACGATTTTATGTGACACTCTTTCTAAATTCAATGATGGTGTGTCAGGATGTCCTAACTCACCAAGAGCACGATTTGTTTTAATGTATTCTTCATCATAACGAGCAACTTCGTTACGCAATGTATCCATCTTGTACATACGATTGTTGCGATTTACTTTATCGCCAACAAGGAATGTACCTTCAATATAAAGATGTTTCTTACCGTTTTCTGTGGTTTCGGTAAGATATTTTACTTGTTCTACAGTTTCTCTAATTAGTTTCATATGACTGCTCCAGTGTCTGGATCAATTGTGTAAGTTGCTGTCTTACTTAAAACGACAACGAGAGTACCATCTGTTCCTGAATTTGTAAAATAAAGGTTTGCACCAGTGTTTGCACCGGCAATACTAACATCATACTGTGCAAAAGGAATATCATTCTCCCCAAACAATGTGAGAACTGGTTCACCTGTTGCATCGTTACCACGATAAACAATCCACTTACCATCAGTGGAAGTTGTTATATGTGTAATTTCAGCCGCAGCAACTAATTCAGTAGTTGTGTTTGTTGAAAGTTGATTTAGGTTAACTCTAGTAGCCGTATTGCCTGTAATACGAATTACAGATTTTGATCTTTTAGAATTTGTTATTGTTGTTGGCATTTTATCTTAACCCCATTGAAGCTCTTCTACGCATAGACATTTTACGTTTCATTAATGTTCTGCGTAGCGTTGCTCGTCTAGTTGTTTTCCATGATTGTTTGAGTTTTCTTGCTTTTCTTAATCTTTCAGCAGCAGGTATTCTTTTTAGTGTATTACCTGATACTCGGTAACCTTTGACGCCAGAACGTTTTACATTCTTTTGTACAATAATTTTGCCTTTTGCATTTCTACGAATTCTTCTACGAATTTTTTGAATACGGCCCATACGCATAATGTTTGGGTTTCTACGAACAGCCTCATCAAATACTTCAAAGGTAGAACTAGCAACAACTTGTTTAGCTTCTTGTAAACGAGTTTTAGCTATTTCATTGAGGCGATCAAAGATCAATTCTTTCGCCTCATTTAATTTACCTTCGATGATTCTGTCTAAAAAATTCATTTTACTTTTGAAAACGCAAAAGATGCAACTTTACTAAAATGTTCTGGTGATTTATGAATCATATCAGAAACTTTTTTCTTATTCTCATCATTCAAAGCTTTATGCAATTGAGTTACCGCTGAAGCTGTATAGTGGTCAACTGTTCGTGTTTGACCATTACCAAATTTAACTTTTTGTGATTGTTTGCCATCAACAATTTTGTGTAGTTGGTCAATAACTGCTTCTTCTAATTCAACTTCTTCTGCCTGCACAACACCACTTTGATTTTCATCAGTAGAATAAGGCACTGAGAAATACTTGTTTAGTTTATCACTATAGTACAAAGCAATTCTTGTAGAACCAGGATAAAGGCGAATAGCTTTACGCTTTAAAACAAGAACAAAAGGAGGATCAAATTTAGTTAATTCTTCTTTTAATTCTTCTTTTTCTTTTGGTTCATCTTTTGAAAGAACAACTCTGTGTGCTTTATATTTTTTACCAGTTTCTGGTGATATTTTATAATCTGAAGTGTCAATTACACCTTCATTGACAGAACGGCGAGCTTGTGAGAAAATTTGCTTATTTGAAGTTAGCAAATCTACCATTTTATTAAACAAGTTTTGTAGAATCATTCTATCGGCATTATTAAATGTAGGTTTATCTTCCTGCATTTTGTCGAGAATTTTATGAATCCTCTGAAGTTGTGCTTTGTTTGCTAAACCAGCACGAACTAGAGCATCGAACTTAGAATAGTCCGTCTTTTCTTCAATGACAGGTTCTTGCCTAAATTCTACTAAACTTTTCATTCTGCGTCTTGAACTTCTACTTCAATCTGTTCTTCTTTTTTATCACCGCTAAAAATACCAGCAGCCATTTGTTTTTTATATTCATCTAGAGCTTCAAATGCTCTGTTAGAAATTAAATTTTCTAGTGTCTCTTTTGCAGCAGCACTTTCGCCTGCAGCAAGTTGATCGATAAATTCTCTTGTTGTCATATTACACCTTTTTTAATTATCTATTTATACCTACCGAATATTTTTCCACTTCTGAATCTAACTGTGGTGTTGGTGATTCAGTAGGTAATCTTTCAACTGTGTTGTCTACATTTTCAACATTTGTTTCTGTGGCATCCTGAGATGCTGCTGCCATGTCTAAAGAACCATCTTCTTCCATTTCTTTATCCATTTGCTCAATCTCATCCTCACTCATACGAAGAACATTTTTCTTTGCCCAAGTTTGAGAGAAATACTTGCCAATATATGGATCTAAAAGTTGAAGAGTTGTAATTCTTTCACGCAACAGTTCTGCTTCACGAAGTTCAGTAAAGTTATTATCTTTCTTATAATCGTAGTAGATATCTTCTTTAAACTGATCCCACTCTTCTTGTGAACAAATGCCTTTCAAAGACAATTGAACTCTTAGTGCATGGTCAAAAATTTGTGAAAACTTGTTGCGTAAACGAACTATAAATTTAGCAAACTTCAATTCATCACGAGTGATTTCAGCAGAGCGACCTAACGAGGCAAGACCGCCACCGCCTTGTGAATCCATACGAGAATATGGAACATTCAATGATTGTAAAAGTTTTTTGCGGAAATAATCCACATCTTCGATTTGGCCTAAGTTCTGACCAGCCGGTAGAGTGGTAATTTCAGTGCCTTTACCGCCTTCACGGCGTGGCAACCAAAAGTCTTCAAGCATCGACATGTGTTTGCGGTCATCACGCATTTCGCCAGTGTTAGCATCGTAAACCATTTTGTTACGATACTTGACCATAATGTCACGAAGATATTGTTCGGCTTTACCTTTTGGCAAGTTACCAACATCAATATAAAATACTCGGCGTTCAGGCGCTCTCGACAAGCGGTAAATAACAACCGCATCTTCAATCATTCTTAATTGATTGAGCGGTTTAATAGCCTTGTGAAGATATGAAATGACAAAAGTATTCTTAGCATCCATCAAACCAGAATTGACATTGATAACTGAATCGACCGCAATTCTAGTAGCAGCATTAACGCCAGCAGTATATGTTTGTGTTGTGGTACCACGGTCATTGTAGACATAGTATTCTACAATTGCCTTAATAATCATTGTACCAGTTTTTGGATCCCTGTCTTTTATAATTTCACGAACTTTACGAATCTTTCGTGGATCAATATAGCGTAGTTCTTGAATGCCTTCTTTAGGATTCTTTTCATTGACTACAACATGAAAATAAATTCTACCATCAATGTACCAACGCTTGAACAAGTCATCGGCTAAATTTGCAAAATTCAACATCTTTTGAACATTGTTGAATTCTTCAATAATTTTTTTCTTGATAGATTCTGGTTGTTTTAACTTATCAAGATTGATTGTAACTACATCACCTGTATCATCGTGTGTGATTGCCTCATTGACAATATCATCAATAGCTTGTTCAAGTTCTGGATGATTGGACATTTCACGATATCGTGTAATGAGTTCCAATTCGTTACGTACTGAGCCCTCAAGATCGACATATGTGCCATAGTACGCATTTTGCGTAATTGTTACAGCACCGTCATCTAAAGCGGGAGTAGGAAGAGCAAAAGAGCGTTGTTCAGGTTTTTCGGCCTGAACAACGTCTTTTCTACCTAAAGTAAAACCAAAGAGGTTTATTGCCATTTATTCTCCATTCTATAGAAAAAGAAGAAAGGCCGAAGCCTTTCCTCTTAGAACACTTGATTTGCTACTGCTTCCCACCACTGGTAGGATAGCGTTACTGAAAACTCCTCAATGGTGTCATTTGCACCCCAATCAACATCAATTGGTGTAATGTCTGTTGGGAAAGCGCCGATGAACTTGTAAGCCTTGATTCTAGAACCATCTTTACCATATTGGTAAACTTCTGCATCTTGTGTGTAACCAGATGGAGTCAAAGCAGCTGCGTTACGAAGGTTGGTACGATGTGTATTAATACCATTCATCCAACGCTCGAAAGCATTTCTTACTGCAAAGTCTTCATCATTGATTACTGTAATTGTCCAATCAGCAAATGTTCTATTACCTGCAAACTTTAATTCACGGCCAAAGTATTGAACAGGAACAACTCCAACTGTTGAACCAGGGAGTTGAGCTGTCTTACACATAAATGTTAATTTTGTTTGTGCATTTCCTGGTGAAGAGTACGCAGGAAACGGCATAGACACCTCAAATAGATTGGGACGGGCACCGTCACCAGTCATTTGGGATCTAAACTGAGATACGTTAAATGCCATGTTGTTTTTCTCCTGTTTTCTCTATTTAGACCGCACGACCAACAATTTCTTCAAATACCACACCACTTCTTACAGCAATAAAGTTCAATTGTATGAAGTTTACAGAACGAGCAGGTTTGATATAAATATCGCCAACAAATTCATTACGGTCAATAACTTCAGCAGTGTTGTTTGTATCATCACACACAACACGGAAGTCAGTGATACCACGGCGACCTTGTACATCACGGAGATATGGTTCAACTAAGTTAACAAACTGTGCTCTTGTAAATGCATCGTTGAATTCAAATAATGAAGAACGAGCTGCACGAGAAACCGCTTTCTCAAGAGTGATGAATAAACGGCGAACGTTAATTCTATCAAAGGCAGATGGACGGCTTAACAATGTTTTGTCGCCAAATAAAACAGTGCCTTCACCTTGGAATGTTACAACAGGGTTAACACCTTTATTATACAAAGCGTCACGATTGGATTTTGTTGGATTCCAAGCAAGCTTAATGACATTCTTAATCACACCACGATTTGTACCTGCTGGTGAGAACCAAGGATCACGTTCAAGGTCTGTACGAGCGCAAAGACCGGCAATGTCTCCATTTAATGGTACCCAACGATAAACGTCATTGTACTTGTCATACTGATATTTCCAACCAGAATCCATAACTGCAAAAGAAGAAGATGTAATAGTGTCACGATAAGCAAGAACATCCGTTTGCTCTGATCCGGAATTGTCAACAACATCCGCTTTTTCTGGCGAAACAAACACAACACAATCTTTGCGAGTTTCTGCAAGAGAAATAGCATTTTCAACTGTTGATTCATTTGCTGGTCTAGTAATGATTAAGGAAACTTCTTCAGAATCTGGATTAGCAACTTTGTTCATC